TAATGTCATTTTATCCTCCTCTTTTTTATTATTTTCAAAATTATTTGTCACTGTTGGATTTTGAATTTTATTTACTTTTCCAGCCTTAAAATTTTTAAATTCAGTCATATTAAATACCAGTCCATGTGATAAAATTTTATTTCCGATAATTTCCATATCAGTATTTTCTATTATTTCATCAACAAAACCATATTCTTTTGCTTCATTAGCACTAAACCAGCTTTCCTTATCCATCAATTCAGATAGTTTATTTCTATCTATTCCTGTTTTATCAATATATGTTTCAATTATGCTGTTTTTTACTTTAGATAATGTTTCTGCCATTTTTTCAAAATCTTTTTCTTCTCCCATAGCTATTGTCCACGGGTTATGAATCATGAAGAGTGCATTTTTTGGCATTCTTACAACATCGCATGCACTTGTTATTATAGTAGCAGCACTTGCAACTATCCCATCAATATTAGCTATAACTCTTGCTTTATGTCTTTTTAATGCATTTGCTATAGCTATTGCTGCAGTTGCTCCTCCTCCGTTTGAACTTATATTCAGAGTTATATTTTCAACATCTAAATTTTCAAGATCCTGAACAAGCCTTTTTGAAGAAATGTCTTCCCAGAAACTGTCCCCTATATCTCCGTATAATGTCAGTTCTGCATTCTTTCCACTGTCATCAGTCTTCAGATTCATTATCTTTAGCTTCGATTGTTCCGCCATTCGATTTCACTCCCTTCTCTTCTAATGATTTATTTTCTTTCGCAAGAAGTCTTGCATTTTGTTCAAAATCTCCACCGTTAAGCTCAGCAGTTTCCCTTGTCCTTGTTGATAGTGCATTATTAATTCTTATAACAGCTGCGTTAGCTTCCTTAAGCGGATCTATCTGTCCTTGACTCGGTCCGTTCCATTGTGAACCTGACCAGGCTTTATCTATTAAGAAATCTGAACCATAATTTTTTAGTTCCACCCTTCCGAGCAGATAAGCTTCATTGAGCCATTCCTCATATACTGGCTGAATGAAATTTTCTGTGAACCATTCCCTTCTTTTTCTAAACATTTTCCATGCTTCCAGTAAAGCTGCTCTACTTGCTGAATAACTTGCAGTAAAATGCTTTATTAGAAGTTCATAAGGTACTTCTAAAGCACTTCCCACTTGCCGTAATATACTTGTAACAAATGGGTCAAAATTTGAATTTGGTCGTCCTGGATTTGTTTCCTTTGCTTTTTCTCCAGGATTAAGTGAAGCTATCATTCCCGGAGCAAGTTCAATAGTTGTATCATCATTTGAATCAACCAATAAATCATTGTTCACTGCTTCAAGCTCTCCTACATCTGCTGCAGTTGAATTATCTACATCACTTTCAATAAAAATTGCATACATCCCGCTTATTACAGCTGCCATAAGTTCAGCTTCAGTATAGTTTCCTAATTGTCTTAAATCTTCAATAACTGGAGCAAGTATTGGAATACCTCTAACCTGTTCAGGTCTTTCAGTGAACAGCAGATGTATTATATTTCTCTGATTCTGACTTCCGTATACATTTATCAGTTTTTCTGTAACTCCACCAGTTGCATCTAAAGGATGTTCAGATGAAATATAATAACCTTCTATCCTTCCGTTTTTATCTATTTTTACTCCTTCAACTACGCTTTTATCAGATAACATGCTGTTTGGAGTATAAATTCTATCCGGTTCCAGTATTTCAAGCTTTAAACTGTATGGATTTTTCGGAGTTTCAAAATAATTCAGTTTAATAAAGCATTCTCCATTCATCAATACAGTTAAAAATACCAGATCCTGAAGCTGATAGAAATTCATAGTTCCAAGATTGTCAATTTTATCTTTTGACCATAGCCTGAATTCTTTTTCAATTAAATTTTCTATTTTTTCAGCTTCTTCCTCACTAATTCCAATTATTTCTGAATCAATATCACTTTTTAATTTTAATCCGCTTCCAATGACATTAGTATTGATAGTTTTCAATGCTCCAGTAGCAACAGATACCCCCATATATAAGTCCCGTGACCGTTCAACCAGTTTTTTTCGGTTTTTATATATGTCTTTTTTTACTCCACCACCTGTACTTTGCCATCCAACCATTGATTTTTTAGTTGTAGAGGCCCCATGATTGGAATATCCGGTATTAAGAATTTCAAGTTTTTTTCTTGCTTCATATCTCTTAAGACCTTTTTGAGGATCTATGGCCATTATCATTTTGTCAATAAAATTCATAAATATCCTCCTTCCTTATCATAAATTTCTCGGTACTCCTCTTCTAACTCTTCTACTTCCTCTGCTATCTAAGTTTTGAAGTTCGCTTTCCCAGTAAGCCCTTCCTTTTCTTATTTCATCAATACTCATTCTTGTAAGCTCACGTGTTCCAATCTTATAGCTTTTCCCAGTCAGTACTGCACGTTCGGCTTTTATGTATTCGCTGAGCATTTCAAGTATATGTTCCCTTGTATGAGTTGATTTTCCCATCTATCATATTCCTTTCGATAATATTTTTCTTTTTTTAACTACCTTGACCGGTTTAGTTGCATCTACTGTATATTTTTTATTCAGATTAGGATTAGCAATTTTCAGTGCGGCCAAATTGTAGTTTCGCAGATCCAGTGGTTCATTTCTTCTACCACTTATCAATTTATATTCTGATTTTTTAACACCTTTTTTTATTACATTTACTCTTTTCTCACTTGTCAGTCCTTTAAAATATGTTTCATCATAACCAGTTCCTTCATCAAGCGGAAAATGGCAATATTTAGCTCCTACTTTTTCTATCTGAAGTCTTGAAAAAATAGTGTCCTTTCCACTATCTACCCCGACAGAGAATAATGCAATTCTTCCTTTATTATTCCTGCTCGGCTTTGAAACTATCTCACGTTCACCTGCAACACCTTTTATTGCAAAAATTCTTCTGAATTCCCGTGTTTTGACAAAAGCATAAACAGTATCTGTCATATGCCCACTGTCAATACATGCACATAGTATCTTTATTTTCTCACCATTTGAATATGAATACTCCTTATCCAGTATGTCATCAAGTTCGTTCCAGACAAAATCTTCGGCAGGATTTCCAAAAATTACTCCGTATTTAATTCCATAACATTCTTCATCTGGTCCCCATCCAACTATTTCATATTCAAGTCTATTATCCTGAACGTCAACTCCACAAGTAAGAACATTAACATTTTCAGGCACTTCACAGTAATAGAATTCACTTCGGTTCATTATCTTTTCCCATTCCAGTACTTCCTGCTTTTCTTCAAATGTTTCAGCAAGTACAGTATTAGTAAAGACTTTCATTGATTCAAGGTCACCTTTTGACCTTAGGAACATTTCCTTCATTCCTTCCCATCGTGTCCAGGAACTATAGAATTCATTTAAATGAAAGCTTCTTATTTTTGAATTGACATTTCCATTTTCATCTACCAGTTCAGTATTCTCAACAAGCCATTCTCCATGTATCCTGTTTTTCTTCCATGAAATTTCATCAGATATTTCTCCGCAGTCTGTACATTTGATTCCATTTGTCTCAAAATCAAAGTTTCTCCATTCAAATTTCTGATAAGATCCGCAACAGGGACAAGGGACATAGAAACTTTCCTTAGTTCCCTGATTAAAAAGGTCATCTATTTTACTTTCTCCTTTAACAGTTGGAGTAGAAACCACAACTATTTTCTTACTTCCTTCAAAGTTTTTTGTTCTCTGTTTTGCAAGTTCAAACGGATCTCCTTCTGTTCCTGCACCTTTTTCAAATCTGTCAATCTCATCTACCAATATTATCCTAATCGGTCTGCTGGCAAGTTCACTTGGACTTCCTGAACCTGTAAATACTACATAACCCCCTGTAAATTCCTTAATTTTTTTTGTATCTCTTCCTTCTTCACCATCAAGTATTTTATTTTTAAGTCTTGGAACAGTTCTTACCATATCCATAAATCTTGTGCTTGCAAATTCCTGTGCCAGTTCCTTAGTAGGCATAAGATACATTATAGGAGCAGGATCATAATCAATATAATATCCCAAAGTATTTAATGCTATTTCAGTTTTCCCAACCTGTGAACCCATTTTTAATACGACCATTTCAGTCTTTTTATCAGATATTGCCTGCATTATTCCACGCTGATACGGAGCTCTGTCAGTACTCCATTTTCCTGGCTCACTGCTTGACTTTGAACTCAGTATTCTGTATCTGTCTGCCCACTGGTCTATGCTCAGTTTAGGAGGTGGAGCCATTTCTTTTAATATTTCAGAAAATAAATCCACTGTCTTCTGTTTTACATCCAGCTTAATCTTCTTCATCATCGTTTTTCACATATTCCTTGTTTTTTAAAAATTTTGACCTGTCATATTCAGCAAGTTCAGTCAGAAGTAAATTTACATTATCAGATATTATTTCCTGAAGCTCTCCCAGATTATCTATCCCAATGACAAGCGGAGCCAGTTTATATGGTAACGACCTCAGTTGTCCTTTAAATCCACCAATAACATTATTCATTACCTTTTTTACGTCATCGGCTTCATGTAGATCACCTTCCAATATTTTTATTTTTATATTTTCTTTCCTGTCACGTGTCTTCAGATAATCAATTTCATTCTTTAGTTTTTCTTCCTGAAGCTGTTGAGGAGTGCCTTCAAGTTCACGTAGATAATTAATATAGCTTCTGACTGATTTATAAAATAAATATTTCCCTTTGTCGTTTTTATGAATCACATTTTCTTTAACCAATCTTTGAATCTGTCTTTCACTTATTCCTAATATTTCTGCCAGTTCTCTGATTTTTATCGTTTCATCGAAATCTAACTTATTAATCATCCTTGCACCCCCTGTTCCGACACGACATATTCATGAAATTTTATAAAAAATTTTTATTTTCCGGGACTCGCCAGACCCTCGGGCTTTAAAAATTCTCCCAAAGTACCTTTT